ACTCAAAACAGCACTAGCCTCTTTTGTTTCACTATCTTTATTATAGTCCATCAGGTTATTCATGAAGGCAACATATTCCGTATCAGATTCTACTTTTGATGCAGAAAAAAGAATACTATTTTTCACATAATCAGATGTTGCAGCAATACGCTTATCTACATCCGGAAACTCTTTCATTACACGAATCTCCTTGTTTGTACTAGAACGGAGTTCCCGGATAAAAGGGAAATAAGCATCCGTACATTCAATTACACATGAATCAGATTCATGGGACAAAATAGAAGAACGTATATCTTCTGTTGAAGTAGTATCCATAAATACGACATCAACAACATGCCATTTATTCCCACATCTAAACGCTTGTATAAGGACAAATTTCCCATTAACATTCGGCATCACATATAGAATCTTCTTAGTGTATTTACATTCGGTATCTGGATTGAAGAAATTAACAGTGCCATTACAAGCATACAAGTTTCTTTTTCGCCGGTTACTAAACTCTATATACTGCTCACTACACAAATCCACAACGACATATCGGAACGTATCAGACAGGTGCCCGTGCTCCTCATAAGTCTGCAAGGTAGTTTTATTCTTGACCTTAGTTTTAAGAATGGCACCGTTAGCATCTTTCTGTACGCTCATGTAGTCCTCAATAGATACCGAACATGATTCGTCAATGTATATCTCTATACCGGGAACAGTACAATCAAAGATAGCATTGATAAACTCACCGGTCATTGCGACACTCGGATTCTTGTTGCCTACCTTATCTTCAATCTCGAACCCTTCTTTCTGCAATGTGTCTATGAATAAGTCCATCCAGGAACGCTTCTCATCGTCAATGCTGTTTGCTGCTTTCGTTGATGCATCACCATGTACATATAACCTATCAGAATATTGGATAGATTTCAGATACTTTGCAACAAGTTTGGAAGCTTTCTTTACTGTATTGTTGGGGCTTTCAGCACACGTTTCATGGAATTGCCAAACCTTGGTACCAGTTGTGAAATCGACCTGCCAATATGATACACTGATATACGGAAGCACGTTGTTATCGACAGAGATATGAATAGGTAAGTCCGGAACATACTTATGTTCACCGGAATGTTTGCCACGATTGAAGGAACCGAAGAACTCACTACCGGTACGAATGACACCCCATTCTCCCAATGCGTACACATTGTAATAGTCCGGGTCGTGAACTCTATCATACTCAAAATCGGCAACACATTGCTCATCATAGAAACCATACGTACCGTCAGGACTACCAACAACCCAAAAATTATTCAGATAGGTAGATTGGATAATAACTGTATTAGGTGCCTGTTCCTCGATTTGCTTAGTACGAAGATTAAGTATTTGCCTGGGTGCATTCTTCTTTATGGATTTGACCTTGGTCAGTTCTTTCGGCAACTCTTTGCCGGCAATGGTAACCGTCATCGGTACATCATGCCATTTATCTTTGTCAATAAACTCTTTCTTTATCCAATGGCTTTCACTAATCGGGTTGAAGGTACAAATAATCTGCTGCCCTTTCTTACCACGCAAACGCTTACGTAGCTGCTTGAAATCCGGATGTTCAAACTCTGACCATTCCTCTAACTGAACTCGCTTATAGTTAGAGATACCTTTTATCTTCTCCGGATCGTCAAGACCGGAGAAATCTATCTTCGCACCATTTACTAGACATTTAATAGTATTCTGTTGGAATTTGAACAAATGGGATATGCCAAGACCGGCCGCAGCGACCTTATAATCTTCATAAATGGTTTTGAGAATAGAAGCTCCTACCTTACGCATGACAAGAGTGTTCTCACCGTCCTGTAATGTCTGTATCAGTATGGTTTGTGCCACACTGTACGATTTACCGGAAGATGAACCTCCATAGAGAATGATAAAACGGATAGTCTCATCATTCAAGTACTTCAATAGATAGAATCCGTTAGGATTTAGCTTCTTATAATTTATAACCATATTGTTCTAAAAGTAAGGTTTCTCCGTAGGGTGAATACCGGATTTTGCAGTTCAAATTGTTCTATTCTTCCGAATTCTCATTATCTTCAAAGCCGATACGAAGTTCACCGACTTTATTTCCGTCTCCACCTTTGATATTGACATTCTTATCGGCTTCCCATCCATTCCAGGCACCAAGCAAACGAGCGGCTTCTGTTTTACCGTTGAACTCATAGACAACTTCTCCTCTCTTATTCTGAATCTTCTTCAATGCATTGCGTGTACGCTTTGGAAGCTGCGAAGGACTTTTCATCTTTACCTTACCTGTTAGCTCATCGACAATATACAAGTCATTAGGATCAGAAGTTATGATATCCATCAGCACACGTTCAACTGTTTCACGTTTAACTTCAGATTCTTTCGCCCTCTTTTCTCTTATCTCTTTTATCCTTGATGTAACCTTGATGTTCTGCATAAGGGCATGAGCATTGCGCCAAACGCTCTCCTGCTTCATCTTAGTGCAGTCGTAAGCCATCCGGTATGCTTCACTTGCGTTGCCATCAATATCAACGTAATATTGACAGAACTTCTCTTGTTTCAATGTTAATACATTCTCTCTACTCATAGCTTCAAATTATTAAATTCCTGCATGAAGAAACAATGATAGTTACTCAACATGCAGGAATAAATTAGAATGGTTGTACATTCAAAGGATTTCTATTTCTCCGCCCCCGCATTTTTTTGAGAATTATCCTCTCTCCTCATGGCGAATACCTTTTTTACTCCGTCCTCGACTGACGTATAGGACAAAGGTACTAAATAGATATCCCGGTTCACCGACTGCTCTAAATTGTCAAAATCCCGTTTTTCATTAATTAGCTCAATTTCAAGCGGTTTGTAGTATCTTACTAAAGAAGCAAAATACATAGTAGTCACAGGTTGGACGTTACAAATATTGATAAGTTGCCGGTTACAACCCACCGAATAGATAAGCCCCTCAATGAC